TTCGCCTGGCCATTTACCATTTACTTGCATATCCCAGCCGTGACACACAACAAAAATATCAGGGTGACCGTCATTGTTAAAATCAGCAACAACGGCTTTTCTCGGAGTAAGACATCCTGCTATTTTTGTAGTAGTGGATTCAAGATTACCGTTGGCGGACAATTTAAAAAATTGAAACTCTGCTCGATGTTCATCTTTGATATACATAGGTGCTGTACCTATACAATTAGGATCGATGCCATTTGGCTTGTAACATTGCAGACTGTTTGACTTGGCAATCATTACTGCCATCTTATTATCTCCAAAGAAATTTCCAACAGCCCAAGCCGAAGTATAATTATTAGGATTTACAATATTTAATCTTGGAATATTTTGCAACTTTGCATTTTCATAAGATGTTTTGTACAAGGTTATTGTCGATACCGGCGAAGATGCGCCAACCGATAACACTGTTCCTACATTAATAATAACGTCATAGTAAACAAACCCATAGGCGCTTACACTGGGAATTGTAAGTTGATTTTTATATGGATCATATGAATCATAAGTAGTGCTTGGCTTTGCTGGATATTTTGAATCCAGACTAGAACCGCCTACAGTTAAGATAGGACCAACTGTGATAACAACATCACGGTAAATTATTTCTCCCACCAACACCGCTGGAATAGTTAGTTGATTGTTTACATGATTATATGTGTCTGTGGCATAAACTATAGGAGAGAAAAATGCCAGCAACGATAAAAATAATTCATTAATATATTTCATATTAACCGCCGTTCTTTTTTAGTAGAGGTGCAAAGGGATCAGTTGGTGCAGGTGTTGCTGGTTGAGTAGGCAATGACTTCCCCAGTGCTTCCTGAAAAGGATTTGCCTGAGTTGCCACACTTCCTCCGCCACCACAGGCAGTTAATGTTACTGCTAAAATTAAAATTAAATTTTTCATTTGTATACCTTTAACAAAATTACATCTGTACTTATACGTCCGTTAAGTTTGATCTCTGTGCTTTTAATTCCTTTAAACCATTTCTTAGCGGCAGGCTTGCCATTGGCACTAAACTCTTTAATCTGTTCTTTTGGCTTGCGTAGGGTTTTTTGCACACTTGCTGTGGCGTCAAATCCCATAATAGAACTGTTCTTAACTGTTAGTGTACCTGCATATTGGTCTGCAATGTAGATACCCAACTTGCGTGTCTTAGTATTGTAAACCCATAGCTCTTGTGCTGTAAGGATTGTAGTCGGATCTGCACTTTTGAGAGCCAACTCTTTAAACTCTTTTGCGTACTTCAATTTGGCCACTACCTTCTCCGGCAGTACTGCTTTCTTCTTACGTGGAGCTTTGCTGGCTTTCTTAACTACATTGTAGCTGTTAGCATCTGTTAGAGCCTGTGTCCACCATTTAACCATGGCAGTAATCTGGCGCTTGCCTAAATGCTTGTAAGCTTCTAATACCTGAGGATCTTTGCTGTTGTTGACTTCTTCAAATTCTGAGATCTTTTTGCTGATGAACTCTGTTACAGTTTTAACCTGTACTGCTGGCACATTCATTTGTGTCATCAACTCCACTAGTTTAGGCTCGCCTTTAAACTCCGCAATAAAGTCATCAAAGCGACCTTCTAGTTCTCCCAAGAACTCTGACGTCTTTTCTGCCATGCGTTCTTGTATATTGAACTTGGGCTTGTCGTCTACTACAACTTCTGCAACTTGAGCAGAAGTATCAACGCCTTTGTCCGCTTGTTTAAGTTGTTTAACCAATGTACGTAGTGTACCAAACCTTAGTGCCAAGCCGACACGACCTGCTCTTAGTGCAAAGCCAACTGTGGTACCGGGCCACATGTCGCCGCGACGAACTGCATCTGCTGTTTTTTGGCGGCGTGGATTACGTGCAAGGAATTGACTAAGCCATTCTGCGCTTTTCTTTTTGTCTTGTGTGTGTGCGTACCAATTAAGTGTACGCATTACCTGTGTCCTGTACTCACTATCAGTCCAGGCCTGTTGTTCTTCTACGCTGGGATAAGTGGGCTCCTCGCCAACATACTTGACATCTACTTCTCGGTAGACAACTGTTTTGGCAAGGGGCTCGTAGCGCCATGCCAATTTATCTGTGCTTGTTTGTTTAACTGCTTTTTTGGTGGCCATACTTGCTCCTAGTAAAAATGTAATTATACACTAACTTCTATTTTGTGTCAATTGCCCGGCGCAACAGGAGTTCCTGTTTTGAGAAAGCGTCAATTTCCCAAGGCATGTCCAAATATTTTGTTTTTTTGGTATAACGTTTACCCTTCCAATATCTAACTTCATTTGGGGCAAACTTCATAATACCTTTGGCAAGTTGGCGGACATGTACCATCTCATGTGCCAATGTTGTGGCCATTTCCATTAACGCCATCGGTGTAAGACGTTTTGGTGCTTTAATTAATACAAGATAGCAGTCTGCTAATTCTATATTGTGTGTAGCGCCTTGAAAATCATCTTCCAAATCTTTAGTAACTTTTACTAGAACTGCTCGTTTGCTGTTAACCAAACTCAACTGCTCAATAAACGATGGCATTAAACTGTCCAAAAACTTTTCTATTTTGGGACTGTCTGCATCCACATCATACTCCATCATACCCGACTCCAATTTGTGTGTATAGTGTATTATACTATAGACATCAATTTGTGTCAATTAAAAACCCGCCGAAGCGGGTTTGTGCTAATCAATTACTATTAATTAGAAACGGTGTGTTAAACCAACACCAATTTGTTCTACGTCACGTGATGTTCCAACGGCATCAACATTGCGATATACAACACCTACATCAGTACGTTTACTAAACGCATATTCTACACCAACTGCATAGGCTTTAACATCTGTACTCGTTGTACCATAACTTGCTTTAGCAGTAACAGCACCAAATGATTGACTTACACCAATTAAATTACCCGTGCTGTTTACGGCACCTTCATTGTCACTGTAAGTATAAACTACTGTGGCTTTACCAACTTTAGTATTCAACCCAACTACTGTACTTTTTTCAGAGCCGGCAGTATAAGTTGCCACAGTACCATTGACACCATATGCACCAGCACTCAGGCTATAAGAACTTGCATCAGCACCCGTTGCATTGTGAGCATTATCAGCAGTAAGTGTTACACCTTTCATAGGAGTAATGCTAACGAATGTACCATTGCTCATACGTAGACCGCGTAGGTTATGAACATCGCCGGCAATAGAACCATACATAACTCCGAATACATCGTTCTTAGCAATAGCTGAGAATTCGCTGTGAACATTGCGACCTAAATTAATGCTGCCTAATTTGTTCGATAGACCAACTGTTGATTGACGATCTCCTAATTGAGTGTCGGCTGATTTTGGATCGTTTGCAAACAGTTTAGTATCGATAACAACTGAAGCTGTCAAATCGTTGCCTAATGTTTCTGAACTTCTAAAAGTGATATTACTAGTAGGTTCCGAAGCCATACTATTAACTGTGGTAACCCCAGTTTTTGTGCTATCAATATATTGTCCGATTTTACCAGAAACGGTAGGTTGAGCCGATGCTACAGTTGTTACTAATACCAACACGGTTGCTAAGATTGTTTTTTTCATATTAAATTTCCTTTTTTTGTTTAGCAAATTAAAATAATTTACTATCTTATATATTACATGTATTCAGATTCTCCTGTCAAAGAGACTAAAATCAAATATTTCAATGAGTTTTTGGTAGTAGACAATTAAAAAACTTTAGGTAAATAGTTATACTATGCCAAGACTAAGCCTGTGGAAACCTGAAAAAACAAACGACTATCATTTCATGGATAGACTTATCCGTGAACAATTTATGGTAGGCGGTACTGGTGTGTTGATCCACAAATATTTACAACCAGCAGATCAAGGTGCCAGCAATGATCCGACCAAGCCCAACTATAGAGCCGATGATATATTAAACGAAACTAAGATACAAGACTTGCTGTTCTTAGAAATTCGTGATAGAATTTATGATCCCGACGTCTACGAACTTCGCGGAGTTTATAACGTAGGTGATCAGGATTTTGACTTAACACAATTTGGTTTATTTTTAAGTGCTGATACTATCTATATTACTTTCCATACCAATGACATGGTCGACAGAATGGGACGTAAACTCATGGCAGGAGATGTACTAGAACTGCCGCATATTCGCGATGATTTATTGTTGGACGAAACCAAGCCCGCTATCAATAAGTTTTACGTTATTCAAGATGCTAGTCGTGCCGCAGAAGGTTTTAGTCAAACTTGGTATCCACACATTTGGCGTATCAAAGCCAGTCCAATGACAGATGCTCAAGAGTATAGAGATATTTTATCACAGCCTGCAGACAATGGTGTCGACACATTAAAAGATGCATTGAGTACGTATCAAAAAGAACTAGAAATATCCAAAGCTATTATTGCTCGTGGTGAACAGCTTGCACCTACTATTTTAGATGATGGCAGTAATATATTACAAAACACAACCAAGCCTTATCAAGCAGATGCTGATCCAACTTATAATCACGGAGAAGCATTAGACTCGGGTCTAAGTTTCCCTTTAACTCCAAAGCAGGGAGATTTCTTTTTACGCACAGACTACAAACCCGCGGCATTGTTTGCTTATCGTGGCACACGTTGGCAACGTATGCAAACTGACAATGGACCAGTTGACTTAAGAGACAAAGTTCTCAATGCCGCTGGCTTTATCAATAATGATGCTGTCACTGTTGTTGGCAATCAAGAATTCCCAGAACGTCAAGCACTGAGCCAAGTAGTATTACCTAAATCAGATTTTTAATTATGCAACAATATTTTTACGATGAACAAATAAGAAAATACCTAACGCAGTTTATGCGTATCTTAGGGGGATTTTCAGTTAAAACTGGCAAGGATAGAAACGGCAACGAAAGTTACATTCAAGTGCCTGTGCGCTATGGCGACATTAATCGTATGGCTGCTCACATTTTAAAAAATCAAAGTGAGAACATGATTAACACCGTTCCGTTTATCAGTTGTTATGTCACAGATCTACAAATCAGCGCAGAACGTAGAAGTAATCCTACACACGTTAGTAAAGTGCAGGTCTATGAAAAGAAAGTTGATCCCACAACCGGAGATTACATCGAAGGCGAAGTGGGCAATACTTATACTGTAGAACGCTATATGCCTGTGCCCTACGACTTAACAGTACAAGTGGATATATGGACCAGTAACACAGATCAAAAGCTACAATTAATAGAACAATTATTGGTATTATTTAATCCCAGTATTAACTTAAAATCCAACAGCAATCCCTTTGACTGGAGTAACTTAACCTACACCGAGCTAGTAAACGTTGTATGGAGTGTGCGACAAGTTCCTCAGGGCACAGATGACATCATCGATGTTGCGGCATTAAATTTTAACATTCCTATATTAATTAATCCTCCGGCTAAAGTTAAACGTCAAACTCTTATACATACAATATTAAACGAGATTAAAAAATTAAAAGAAGAAGATCCAATAGATTGGATCGAAGATGATCCTATACCAAACAAACAATGGGTAGTAGTTACATTTGAAAATTTAAAATTGCAGGTTAGAATAGAAGGTGATCGTGCCACGCTGTTAAACAAAGCAGGTGGGCTCACTGACGAAGATGGCAACTTACTATCATGGGAAACTTTATTAAAACCATTTGGTGATTTAAGATTAGGTATCAGTAATCTACGTCTACGACGAGGCAGTGATCCCAGTGATCCCAACAACGACATTGTTGCCACCGTTGCAGAAATAGACACAGACAATCCAAATGTTGCTGTCATAGATGTTGATCAAGACAGTTTGCCCAGTGCTAGTTTAGCGGCTATCAATGCCATCATTAATCCCAGTCGTGTTGCCCCTGGCAGAAATTTACCTGCGGCAACAACAGGGCAACGATATCTAGTATTGGAAGATGTGCCTAATAATAATTTCTGGGGTGTAACAGACGCTCGAGCCAATGACATTATACAATACAACGGAAGTAACTGGATTATAAGTTTTAATTCATCTGCTAATACTGAAGCCATTGTATTAAATACAACGACTGGCATATTGTACGAGTGGCGATCAGGTCAATGGATTAGTGTGTTTGAAGGCACATATCAAAACGGATGGTGGAGAATTTATCTTTGAAACAGTTTAGAGGTGTTGGTGCTATTATAGTCAGCGAAGACTCAGGTCGAGTCATGACAGTGTTACGCAGTCCGCAAGAAAGCTATCCCAACACTTGGACGTTTGCTGGAGGTAAAGTTGAAGCCGATGAATCAGAAATCAACGGACTACGCAGAGAGTTACAAGAAGAACTTCAACTAATTAAAATAAAAAAAATAATACCGTTGCATAGATATCAAAGTCGAAGTAAAGATTTTGTCTATGACACTTTTGTAGTATTAGTTAACAAAGAATTTATACCCGAGCTTAATTGGGAGAATGCCGGCTATGCATGGACTAGCATAGATAGTTTGCCCAGCCCATTGCATCCAAAAGCCCGTCAAATGATTAGTTCTAGTAGACTAATTAAAAAATTTAAAAACTTCTATAGTTGGATTGATAAGAAGAATGTCAGCAGAGATAATTCCATTCCCGAAAAAGATAAAACTACGACGATTTAAAAGCGTTGATTTATATCATTGCTGGGATCGTCGATTAGACAATCCCTTGCTGAATAGTTTGTTCAAACAAGAAGTCAGTTATGTAGAGCGTTGGTACTTGCAGACCGTGCATCTTCTTAACATGGAATTAGTCGAGCACCCATTAATAATAACGTTAATGGCAGATAATACTCTAGACTTATTAATCGAGCTTATTAAAAAAGATTTAGAGATTCAGAAATCTGTGGAAGATGATGTTACTATAGCCACAGATTATAATTTGATTAGACTTAATAAGTGGCTGGTTAAGTTTCAAGGTCTACTTCAATACCGTCATCGACTTTATAACTTTTAGTACCAAGATGGCCTAACTCGCAGGTTGTTTGTACATCAAGCCAAATATCTGTGCTGATACATTTTCTAAAAAACTCAATGTCTTCGCCTGTGTAGTGACCGTCATAGTAGCCTATTTCAAACCAAGGCTGTTTAATTTTCTTAAACACTGGAGTTTTAATTAAACAAAAACCTAGACCCATTGCTGCCACTTTGATGTGACTATCTGTTTGTTCATCGCATCGTACGTGAGTATCCCAAGCGTCGATTTCTGTCCATGCTGTTGTAATAAACGGAGCGACACGTTTGCTGTAAGCGGCACCGACAATGTCTTCATCGAAATCCAATAAATTAATTACATGATATGGTTCAAATTCCATGTCACTGTCAATAAACATAACATGAGTTGCTTCCCATTCTTGGGCCGACTTAACAAGTTCATAACGCTGATTTACAATTAAAGTTCCTGGACTTATAAAGAGTTTGTTATCAATTTCCAATTCAGCTAACACGCTAGCAAGATTGTACAAGCAAAAGCTAGTCGCGGTGTGCATCTGGTCTCTAGCTGGTATACATATCGCCAACTTTATTTCAGAGTATTTGTTTGTCATTTAATTTTCTTTAACAGTAATTTCTTAGCTGGGGCTTGTTCTTTAGAGTTAGATTCAGGTTGAGGTTGATTTGGCTCTGGAGCCGAAATTCCAATTTCCATTTCAGCGTTGGCTGTGGCAACTTTAATTGCATTTGCTAATTTAACGCAAATTTGTGTGGACTTAATGTATAAGTCTTCGGGTAGTTTGACCATTTTGCTCATAGTTTCAACTGTGGGTCTTCCAAAAGTTAATAACTCTATAGCAGCCTGTTTGCCTAAAAAGTTTACCCAGTAGTCTTGTTCGGAATCTTGCCAATTATTAACAGCGTCCGTTAATGTTGCAGTATCTTGTTGATCTAGAATTTTTAGTAGTTTAGATTTTTCTTCTTCTAAACATAGTTTTTCAAAAGTTCGAGTTTCTGTTTCCAGATCACTGTCGATCTTTCTAATTTTATTAATTATATCTATGACAGAACGCGAGTATGCTGATCCTGCGAGATTATTAAAATTTTCTTGTTCAAAATCACTGAGAACATGAAACGGGCAAGAATCTAGCAATTCTTTATACCTGTTATTTGTTGGTTTAGCAGTTGTCTTTTTTGTGGTCATAAAAAAATACCTTGATGTTATTCAAGGTATTTATAATCTACTATCTTAAAATTAATGTGCGTAAGGAGTAGTCTGTCCACCGAATCTAGAACTTAAACTAATTTGAGTTCCAGCTGATTGACCAATCAATCCGCCTAATGTGCCGCTCAATGTAATGTTTTGGCCTGCGCTTGGCGTGATATTAGTGTATGCTTTACGCACACGACCCATTACAATTTCGCTGCCTGTTGCTGGTAATAATGCCATTTATAAATCTCCTATTGAATTATTTATCGTAAATAATGATTTTGACTTATAAGAAGGGAGGAAACTCCCTTCTTATTCTACAAATTAATGTAAAGTCTTTTTCATATCCTTACGAAGTTCTTCAATCATAGCTTGTTGTTCTTTGATAGCGTTAACTAAAACAGAAACAACTTTGTCATAACGAATAGTCTTGTAACCTTCGATTGCTGACTGTGTAACCAATTCTGGCAATACTGCTTCAACTTCGTCGGCCATTAGACCAATTTGGTCCATGTGCTTTGGAAGACCCAAAGACTGAGCAAGTTCGCTGGAGTCATATGTATAACCGTTGATAGCCATAACTTTTTCTAGTGCGCTGTCAATTTTAGATACATTTGTCTTCAAACGTGCGTCAGAGTAGTAAGCTGTAATTTCACCAGTTGCTGTAAGGTTACCAGACACTGTCAAAGTACCTGTTGAGGTTGCGCCAAAACTTGGAGTAGAACCAGAACTGTAATAACCACTTGGGTTAGTACTGTTATAAGGTGTGTAACCTAAAGCTGTCGTAACGTTACCACTTGTAATACCAGTGATATAACCACTTGGGTTAGTTGCATTGTAAGGTGTAAAGCCCAAGGCTGTTGTA